TCATAGTTTATTTAATTTGTCAGGAGCAAGGAATCGAACCTCATTCTCCACCTCCATTGGTGGCTATATTGCCATTATACTACTTCCTGTTTTGCTTCCTCTATTCGTTGTATAGTATTAACCAACCCAAAGTAATCAGGACAGGATTCGAACCTGCTATCGTCCTTATGATCGGGTACGTCTCCAATACGCCACCTAACTAAATTCTAATTCTATGCACCCGTCTTAATACAGTCTATGAATTAGTAACAATCCGCTCGTAGCCAGGACAGGATTCGAACCTGCAACAAGTCTTTCCAACTATCATTAGAGTTACCCAACAGCGTTTACCATTTCGCCACCTGACTATGTTGGGCAAGATTTTGTTTTAATTCAGACTTGCCCACCGATAACTGAATTTGTAGTCAGGGCAGGATTCGAACCTGCATATCACTAACACATAGTTGACCTAATCCGTTTAACCTCTATGCGCTTGGCTACCATTCCGCCACCTGACTAATTATTATTCAAATTTACTTTTTAATTTCATTAATTTTTATTTATTTTTCAATGCTTTGATTTTGAGTTGAATAAAATAATTTACATTTTAACCCTAATAACTGGCTTAATGTCCAATTTATCGGTTAAAGATTCCATGACCTCCATAACATTGAAAATTACTTCATTCTCCTTTTCAATTTGGGTTATATCAATACCAGCTTCTAAATATGCCTTTTCAATGCCTGTAATCATGATTCTTGCACCCTTTCGAGCATCAATCATAACTTTCATGAATACTTTATTGGTGAATAGTTTTCTATCGCTAATTGGTGCATCTAAAAATAAACACATTGCTTTTGCAAACCAGTAAGCGTTTAACGTGTTCCCTGTGTGGATGTCGTATGGACTCATTTTATTTCTTTTTAAATTGTTCAAACCCTTCTTTTGCTCGTAAATTATAGCCACCCATAACATCTTCGGCAAATGCATCCATAGTTTCAATCATTCTTTCTTGTTGCCATTTAACACCTGCAATAAAGCAACTGCTTAGCTTAAATTGATTTTCTAAATCATTCCATTTTTCTGCATAGTTTTCAGCAGCTTCTTCTAAATTTTCTGTTTTCATTTTTGATACTCCTTTAAAAATCCGTTTACTTTAATTCTGAAATCGTTGCGCTTTGCTGCCAAAACTCGAAAGTTAGCCTGCACCAACTTCTGATCATGTTTCTTTGGCTGCCCTGGCCCTCGTTTTGTTTTGTTCATTGGCTATTGCTTTATTGCCCAACAAATATAATAATTAATAATTGCTATACAAGAACTATTTTTTAAGTGTTTGATTGTTAGTGGATTATTTTTTATTTGTTTAAATAATTTAAGTAATATTCACTAAATTCTGTTAATTTTATCTTTGATTCCAATTGATGGCAAACGAAAACTAAACCACCGCAATTACTTATCATGCCCAAATGTTCAATTTGATATTGACTAAATTTGTCTCCGTTTTTCTTTACTTCACACTCCAGGTGAAGTCCATTTCTGCTTATTCCAATAATATCTGCGACCCCTTTTTTGCCTATAAAAGCACGTCCTTTAACAGCTAAATTATTGTTTCGCCAAACAATATGCCCTAATCGTTTTAAATCATAAAGCGCAATAGCTGTAAGCTCGCTAGCTGTGTATTCTTTTATTGTTTTTTTCATTTAATTAAAATTCATTTATTTTTTTTAAGATTTCGTTTTCTTTTTGCAGCTCTTTTATTTTAGCTAAAAATATTATTTGATTCCGTTCAAGTTCATGTACTTTTTCGCGGTAAATAATTGATTCAAAATAAAATTTGCCATATTGTTGTTGTATTTTGTAAAGTGTTTTAAGGTGCTTTTCTGCGCTTATTTTTCTTTCACCTACACTTTGTATTACTTTGCCTTCAAAGTCTTCTATAAAGTTGTTAATATACCATAAATTTATATAGTTTGGTTCGTGGCTTGTCATTAAGTTTGTAAATCCGCAATAATCATTCATTAAAGTTTTTAGTTTTTTATAATCTAAATTGCGCAATTCGTCAAGTTTAAATTGTTCTGCTTGGAATTCTTTTAAATTGTTCATATTAAAATGGTGGTTTATCGTTAAATGGATCATTTAAATTTATGGTTGATTGAATTGCTTTTGTTGGAGCTTTATATTTGTCTTTAAATCCTGTTTCAATTACATTTATTTCACCATTTACAGTTTCGCTATAACACTTCTTTATCCAATCATAATCAAGTTTACAGATTCCAGTATTTCCAACTATTCTTGGTTTTACTTTTTGAATTATTATGTCAACTTCATTTCCTAATTGCATTTTGCCATTTATTTCTAAGTATTCTCTATTTATGCAAATCATGTTGTAGGCTTTTTGAATCCATGCGGCACCTCCATCAATTTCATAAGGTGTTGGCGCTTTTGGCAGCTCACCATTTTTAATTCCAATAGGATTTTTTGCGTGACAAATTAAAAACGAATGTATCTTTTGACTTGCTGCAAGTTTATTCCATTTTGGCAATTTACGTTTTAAATAATCTGAAACATTAGTATAATTTTCATGCTCAATATCATTCCAGTTGTCGATAGTACTGGTGTGTATTCCATAATCTTTTTTACAATTTTTAACTAATTTTATGTATTCGTCAAAGTCTAATCCTTTCTCATCAGTATCTTCAGCAACTATAAAATGTTCCTGCACAAATGGTTGCACCCGGTAATATTCTGCTTCGGTTATGTAATTAGGGTAACGTTTATCAAAAGTTTTACCTGTTAATCCATGTATTATAGCTGCGTAAATTTCTTCACTGCTTCCACTTTCTGGACTATAAATTAAATGTTTTCTACCATACTTTACACTTAATGAAATTAGTAATTGAAATAAAAATTCGGTTTTTCCCATTTTTGGATAACCGTAAATTATTGTTGTTCCGGTCGGCTTTACTCTGTAAAAAGGATTTAATGTGCTAAATCCAGTGTCTAATAATTCATCTGAGCTATTTTCTCGCAAGCTTAGTATTTTATCATTAACATCAAATAATCGTTTAATAACTGCCATGCTAGTAAATAATTGTTTTAGCCTTCGTTTCAGTTGGGGCAGATAGATATAATGCTAATTTATCCGCTCTAGATATAAATTCAGGTGTTAAGTATTTAGGGTTTTCAATATGGAATTTATCTTTGCTGCAATTTATTATTGCTTTCATAATATCTTCCTTTGTGTAACCTTCTTTTATACGAGCCTTAAAACTTTTTTTAGTTGCTTCGGAAATTAATTTAAAGTTTCTATTTGTTGTTTTATTAAACCAATCTAAAAATATGACAAAATCAATATCTTTATTTATTACATTTACATTATCATTTACATTAACAGTTGGATTTGTTGAAGTTTGTTGAACAAAATTAACATTTGTTGAATTTGTTGCCTCTTGTTCAATTTTGTTGCGTCTTGCTTCTGCACTTGCTTTACCTGCCTTACTTCTACCTTCCTTAGTACCTGACCATTTTATTAAATCCCTTTTTAATTGTAGCTTTATTGGCTCAAATGCAAGGTTTACCATCGGATTATCATTAACAGGATTCTCATCATTTACATAAGAAAAAATGTGTTTAAATAACTGACCTGCTAATTCATTTGGTAACATATCAATTATACTTCTTTGGTCCGAATACAAAACAAATGATTTTTTATTTTCAGCCATGATTAAACCTCCATAAATGATACTTGTTTGCGAACTTCTCTTCCAAGCTTTATTGCAGTAGCCCTGTCAAGGCAAATGTATTGAATACTATTCGATTCAATCATTAAGGTTAATTCATTTTTATCGTTAATAAATAACTCTAATTTTGAACCTAATCCACTTTCTTTTGTTGATTTAAATATTAAATCGTATGCCATAATTTTAATAATTAGTTAAGCACTAATTAGGCTATTAAAACGAAAAAACCCCAAAATGAGTAGTAGTCAAATTGGGGCTTAATCTATATTCTTTAAGTTTAAAAAAATTCGATTTGGTTAATTAATCAACTACTACTTTGACTAATTATTTTACAAAAATAACTTTTAAATCTGTAATTACAAATTTATTTTTAAATAAGTTTCTTTGCCTTGCTTTTTATTTTCTAGGCTCCAACTACCATAAGTAATTAATCTGTTATGCTTGTTTTTGGTGTGTATTTTATAGCACGTAATCTGTAAGTTATGCCTAAGCCTTAAATCTGCAATTCGAGCCGTTACATTCAATATTCCACATTCTAAAAGAATACTTCGCCTGTTAATACTTTCGTTTTTTAGCAGCTCAAAAAGTACTTCGGCTGTTTGGTTTCTAGGTGCTTTCATTTTAGCCTTCATTAACCGCAAAACATTTGATATTTGTGTAGAATTTGCCGTTAAACTCTTTGCTTTCTACATCAATCTTAAACGTTCCACTGGCGCCAACTCCCATACGTTGAACGTGTGGCTGTGCGGTTGGCTTTGCTTGCAGCATTACTTTTTT